ATATACAACATCACTTTGATAGTGAGGGGCAGCTGCCGTTGTAACAAACGTAGATGAATGATATAGATCTCCTAGGGTAGTATTACCACTGACACCTCTAGAAACCTCTTCTAGGACATTTCCAGTTCTAGATTGATAGAATAAAATTTCGTCACCAATTTTAATATAACCATTCTCTTCTGGAAATGATGCTGCATTTGCTATTTCAAATGTAGTAGAGTCGGCAGCAATATTACTTACAAGCGTGGATGATTGCTCAAGAAGATGCTTCTCATAAGTATCAATATCTCTATACTTACCAAGATTAGAAATGATGTCAATTGGCTGACCAACAGACTCCTGTTGCTCGTAGTATTTTTCTACGAACTTAGAGAAATTTTCATACTCGTATCGGATAAACCCTGGGAGTTGTGACTCAACTAGGGATGATAATCTTCTCTTCTTAGGAGCCATCTAATTACTCTGGGTATGCCGTGAACTTACTCTTAGTCAAATCAACATCTAGATACACTTCTCTCAAAGCAACAATATCTAAGTTTTTGGGTCTTACACGAACTTCAATCTTATTGTCACCAAAACTACCTTGAACGATAGTTAAATCGTATAACTTAATTTCGCCTTTTTCATAATCTACTGTACCCAAAGAGTCGTTGAGTGTAATCTTTTCACCTGTCAAATTGTCTATTCTATATAGGACGATTACGCCATCCCTATCCTCAAAATACACGGTGTACGTTGGGAACTCAGATACCTTAAACCCAGTTGAGGCAACGGTCGATCCCTCACAATCTTTGTCAAAAATGTTCTGATAACACAACTCATAATATGAAGTTGAATTAATTTGTGGAACGAAATCTTTTCTCAATGTAATACTACTAGTATTAGAACTAATACTGGCATCAGCATTATCAATTGTAGATACAAATTTACTGTATCTAAATTTACCATTGAACTGCTCTACCTCTGCCTGTTTCAAATAGTTTTCCACAGATGTGACAACCTTTGCTCTAATTTGCTCAGGTCTTTGAGTAGTTTTTGTTAATGAGTAATAAATTTGACTGGTAACCTCAACATAAAGAATAGATGGATCAACAATCTCTGGTGTTACCGAAGCAACCATGTACTTCTTAAGTTTTGCTGTTAAATCTCTCTTAGTTGTTGTAGATAAAGTAGCAGCGTTCTCTGGTTTGACAACAATTTTTACTTTGCCATACTCGGGTGGTTCATCCTCTTCCCCGCCAAATGTAATGATGTCAGAAATAGCAGGATACAAGTTTCTGATAATAGCACCATAGTCAGCAGCAGTTACCGCTCTGTCCTGAGTGGCAAAAAACTTAGGAGCATTAAATTTAATCTTAGAAATGCTTTCAATTCCAGCACCACCATTTGAAGGTTCGGTGCTAGTAATAGAAACAACAGTGGGATATCCAGTGCCACCAAATAAATCTTGTAAAACACCATTGTAAGTGAAATTCCTAGCACCATTGGTGTCTTCACCATTAGTAACAAGATACGATACTTCAATTTTTTCGCCGTTCTCTAACTTTCTTCCAAGAACACCATCACCGAAGAATAATTCGTAGCGTTCATCTTCAATTTCTTCTAAAAAGAATGCTTTGGAGTTTGGTTCTACATTAAGAATATTGTCGGCATACTCATACCAAGAAAAAGCTGTCGATTGGGTGCTATTGTAAACTTTTACTCTAATTGAATCAATATCGACACCACTATTTTGTAAGATAAATCTTTGTGGTCTGTCTGTCGTTACAATAAAGTTATTTGTAATTAATGTGCCTTCGTAAATTTCGATGTCATTAAAATAAGCAGTGCCATTCTCTACAGGTGCCGTTTGATCCTCAATAGCGACGTATGTATAGAGAGTGTCATCAAATACTGTCGTAAACCCCGTTCCCTTCCTCAGTACGGCGGTTTCGGGGGCACTTTGGGGATAATCTACCTCAAAGGTAATCTTTGCCTTAGGGGCGGTTTTTGACTTGGGTTTATATCCTAACTGCTTAGCAAGTGCTACAACGTTATCACGAAGGGTAGCAGAGTCAAGAAACAACTCATTAACTACCATGTTAGCGTTAAACGCTGTATAGTAAGTATTATAAGCAAGAACGTCCAAAAGGACATTCATCGCTGACCCTTCAAAATCATATGAAGTAAAGTCTGATTGTGCCCTTAGATAATCTTTGAGAGCGGTTTTGATGTCTTGAAAGTCTAAATTAGCGACTTGTACGTATGAAGGCATGGTTATCTAGCACTCTCTAGGAAGAATTCTACGTTTACAGGGGTATCATAACGACCAACAATCTCATAAGACAAACGAATATCATAACCATTGTCTTCATAATTAACATCGACCGTTAGTTCTTTAATGACAATTCTTTTTTCAAAATTAGAAATTACAACGATCATTTCATCACGAATAAGTGATGCTGTAGAATAATCGGCAAGTTCAAATAATAAACTGGTCAGATTTGTTCCAATATCATAGTTAAACAGTCGCTCACCCTTTTTTGTCAATAAAAGACTTTTAAGTGACTGCTTAATATCTGCATTGTCTTTCACCACCATTAAATCCTCAGTTACAGGATGGGGTTTAAAACTGAGATTGAAATCTTTATATGATACGATCTCTGGCATAAAGGCAGCTTTATTGATTATTTATCTCACTTCCCAACAAAACCATCTGCCCATTCCATATCACCTGGAAGGTATTCCATACCATACTCCCAAGTGTCATAATCTTCATCGTTACGAGGATCTACTGGTTTTTTTGCTTTCGCTGCCTTCTCTAACCAATAATCAGCTGCTGGATCTGTTATGAGTGTCATTCCAGAGTCTACGAACTGTTTGCTCTTGTCTACTGGTGAATTTGCCATTGATAATCCTCTCGTACATTTCTTGGTGCCAATAGGTATAATAATCCGTCTTGTGAAGATTTTCTCTCGCCTGTAGTAATTTATCACGGCGTTGACACAAAATTAAATTATGTTTACCAAAGTTTGACTGAACCCCATTAATAAACGTGGGTTCGTCTTTATGATCGTCCAGGAACAAATAATCCCTATGACACATATTAAGACGATCTACCGTTGCCATCATAGCAGCAACACTACAATCTTCAACAATAAAAATAATAACATCCGCGCCCGCTTCTATCAGAGTCACATCCTTCAGAGCGCGTTCCTCTATATGTACAGACGCAGAAAAAGCGTAGGGACAGATGGCAAAACCACCCAGTTCCCCACGCTTCAACGAAACATGCTTAATCCATTCTCTTACTTCACTTACCTTGTCCACGATATGGTTTCCTTGCTTTATTTCTGCTAGTAGCAGCATACTTCGTGTTCTTCCCATTTCCCTGACGGGTGTTCTTGGGTTGGGACTCGATCATCTGCTGACCACTCAGTCCAATCTTTGCTCTTGCCATAATTACCTCAGTTGACTTTAATATTATATCATGACTTGGTGCCGATCACAACCGTGCTCGGTCCAAATGGTCCTACCAATGGTCTCTCAATGCCTGTTAGCGTTTGACAGACATCTCCGACAACAATCGGTAACTGTCCATTGAAAAACACATTCGTGTTGTTCTTTGGTATTAACACTCTTACTCCTGGTACACATGGAGCAGGAATGAGAGGATTTACTTTAGTACCATCCACATTCTCAGGTGGCGTGGCACTAGTGTAGAACTTTACCTGCTTCTTGTCAATCTTAATGTTAGGTGATTCAATCGGTGAACCTCCTAATGCTTTCGGAGGATACAAACAATTGCCGTCTGTATGCCCTGTATCGACGGTTTCAGGGATTACTAGTTGACTCACCCTCTAACCTCCTTAATCGCTCTTCTACGGTGTTCAGATAGTCTGTCAGAAGCATATAGTCCCCACCAGGGGGTTTATACATCAGCTTCATTTTCCTCAGATAGGAATCCAGATCTGCCATCGAATGAAACTTTCTCTCCTCTTGTGGTTCCATCGTCTAATACTGATTCAATGTTAACATCTCCAGGTTCTTTCAGTCCCTGGTAATATTGTGCTGCTACGTCCTCCATGCTGTCACAAAATTCATCAAATTGATCAAACATGGTTTCCTGTAATACGCCGTTAGGCGTCCTGTAAGTTACTTTGTGTTTCATGATCGACTTTTGAGGGCGTTTTATACCTGGGAAATTTTTTATTTTCGAGTTGTTTTGAGATCTCGATTTCCCTTTAATATTTATCGGGCGCTGGGAAACGTTTGTAGGTTAGAAAGAAGGTACTTTTTTGGGGATCGCTTGGCGCGGGGGCGCTAGGGGGGCAAGGGGCAAACAACAGTCCCCCCGCCCCTGTGTGGTAGACTGCCCTACCCGTTGCCCATCACGACAGCGTAGGCGCTAGGCGAGGCGATGTGCTCACGGTCCTTCCATTGCTGACTGCCTCGCTTGGTTTTGAATCCAACCCGCTGGCAGATCAACTCACCCTTGCGTGGGCGACGTGGGCGGATGGTCTTCATGGTGAAACCTGCTGCCATGAGTTCTGCTTTGGTGGCGGTGGCGAAGTTCATGCTGTGCTGTGTGTGTTGTGAGAATTGTAGGCGATGGGGGCGCTGCCTGTCAATCGAACAGCAGGGAAGCGATTGCCTCAATGCCTGCCTCCTCTGCTTTGACGGTGACCCATGCCATGGGTTCGCCTTGGTGGGGGCAGCGCCAGATCACAGCATCCTCCTCTAGGGTTGCTGCCAGTTGGTAGGCGTGGTTGATGTCGGTCGCCCAGAGGCAACCCCACTCGTCAAAGGTGCCGAAGGACTTGGGTTGTACAGCGAAGGAAGCGGTGGGCATTGGTCGTTTGCTTTGTTCCTTTAATTCTACAGGGTCAGGGGCGGACTGCCTGCTCAATGGTGGACAGTGCGTCTGCCGTCACAGTACGGGCAGGGGTGCTAGTCCAGAAGAGAACGCCAACCGCTGCCAGGATGATGAGTCGGAACATGGTCTGCCGATGGTAGGATGGGGAACGGGGTTTGGTGAGGGCGTTGATCAAAGGTCTGCCAGCATCTCATCCAGGGCAGCGGTGTCGATCCTGCCATCCATCCAGCGGGCACCGTCTGGGGTCATCTGCCCCCACATCAATTCCAGGCGAGGGATCAGGCGATCGTAAGAGTCGTAACGCTGGGCGACCTTGTAGGTCGTCTCATCGTTGCTGATCCACAGGGCGACATTCCAGGTCTCCCAATTTGCCCAACCGTTCATCGTTTGATCTCCGTTTGTGTGTTGTGTGTATCCTAGTCGGTCAGCGCCTCAGTCACGGTCGCTGATGTTCCAGACTCCCCACTGTCCACGCTCAGGGGCAGGGGTCAGGATCTCGGTGCCAGAGGCAACGTCTGCCTTAGAGGCGGCGGATCGTGCCATCATGGCGTTGTACTGTTTGGTGTAGGTTGCCATGATGGCGTTCAGGTCGGGTTGTTTGTTCATGTGAGAATTCTACAGGGTCGGGTGGGCAGTTTCAGGGTGATGGTGGACAGTGCCTCAGGCGGTCCACAGGGCACGACGGCGGCGCTTCTCAACCTGCTTAGGGGTCAGGCAGCAACCCTTCCCAAAGAACTCGGACTGACACCAGTTCCGAGGGGGTGTATAGTTCTCACCGAAGGCGGCGAGGTTGGCACGTATCCGTTGGTCGTTGTTCATGAAACCATTATAGGCACAGGGTGGGACGATTCCAGGGGCATGGTGGACAGTGTGCCAACTGGTCGGGCAGCCGCGGGGTTAGTGTTACTTAGTGCCCCTAATCCTCCTCTCTCACAGTGTGAATGTGAAAGTTAGGATTGAGGCGCTGGCATGTCTCAATTGCCTCTTGTTTTGTTGCCTTAATGTATGACAACTCATCTCTCATTACCCAACCATTAGCACGTTCAAATCGTCCGCTGATGATGAATTTAGTTTCTGTCATGTTAGTGTCAGTCAAGCAGAGGATCTTCTTTCTCGATGTCATCCTGCATGTCAGGTGGCATCATCTCACGATCATCAATGTCCAGGTCGAAAATCTCACCTGGCATGTCCATGATTTCATCCCACATTAGTTTATCGAAGCGAAGGGCAATTGTACAGGGGTCAGTATACATCAAAGACCGTTCATAAAGTCAGCGAGTGCCTCACGATACTCTTCTTCAGTGTTAAAAACTCGACCATGGATAGTCTTAGGAAACTCACCCAACTTAGCAGGGGTGGGGGTATAGTCCCGACCCTTAGCGTAGATCTGGGCGATGTAGGGATTCGAAGTGGTTTTGTTCATGTGTCTACAATACAGCATCTGGGGTGCTGTGCCCATTTTGTGTGCCACCTTGCCAACTGGTCACGCGGCCGCCCAGTTTGGTTAACTTTGTGTGGTATATTCGATCTCTACGATGTCACCACGATCATCGTAATCTTGTGGGTCATTATATCCTAGCAATAAATCTTCCAACGACTGTTCAATCATTTCCTGATACATTTCCTGAACTGTCATTCGAATGCTCCCTGTGATTGTCGTTGCTATTTAACAGATTTTATCACATATTTGATCAATTGATACACAATAAAATACCCCTTCTTTCGAAGGGGTTGATACTCCAACCCTACAGGTAGGGATGGGAAAGTGTAACATGCCATCAATCAAACCAACAGGTCAGATGTAGCAAGGGCACCAAGTCTCATGCTAGAAGTAAAAGGAACGGTGAAGAATTCAGTGCCATTGTAGAGGCGAACGAACCATTCATAGTTCTTCTGGAATACACCCTCGCCAGCAATACCATGCTCAGTGAGAATAGCATTCAGACGAGATTTGGTGGTGTTAGATTGCCAACCACCATCAAACAGGCGGATGTAGTTATCACCAACCTCAGCAATCTTGTTGCCGTGAAGGTATACAGTAGACTCGTTAGTGTCAGGATCGAAAGTAACAGCGGTGTTAGCAGATTGCCAGTTCATGTTGTTAGAAATGGCGTTGTTCATCTGCTGTTCGATCTTACGCAAAATTGACTCCGTTTGGTTGACTCATTAACAATACAGCATCAGGGGGCACTTACAACCCCCTGTGTGCCACTAGTCTGACTGGCACATCAGTAGTGATCATAAATCGCTGCATGTTTGCTAGGGTTGATGTTGCCCAACTCCAGCATGAAATCAACATAATCTCTCCAAAGTTCTGAGATTTCTTGATAGTCTGTCTTGAAAGAATATCCTTCGATATCCATCATGTGACGAAATCTCATGGCGAGATCTTTCCTAGACATGAATCAATTCCTGACGACTCATTAACAATACATCATTTTGGATGCTGTGCTCATTTAGTGTGACACTTCAATTAGTGTCCTCATAGTCATTGTAGTCTTTGAATTTTGGTGTACGTTTTGATTTCGACTGATATCTTCGGGCATTCTTAACATTGTACCCGAAATCTTCATACTCATCTTCAAACTGTGCTTTGTAAGATTGAGTTTGATTACGATTAGTCTTTGCCATTAATCTATTGGTATTACTATCAAATAGTAGTAGTATTTAGTTCAACAATCAATTTATTTTTGATTGATTTATTAATCAAACTACCAATTGATTTGTTATTCATAATACTATCTTGAAGAGTATTTGTAAACTCTTCATCAATAATATTGTATTTGTATTCTTTATCTGAAGAATTAAACACTATAGTAACAATATTATCATCTACTTCAATAGATTTAACTGCTGAAGATTCAAATTTGTCGAAAAACATTGAAATTGTTAAAGTTTAATTAATTTAAATTCTGAAAAATCGAAAAAACTCAAAAATCTCACTTTTTTAAAATTTAAACTTTTTGGTTTTTGATTTTTTTTGAGTTTTTCGTGTTTTTCAGAACATAGTCATTGTACAGTGCCTTGGATGCCCTGAGAGGGGTCTGTGTGCCACTTTGAGGGGTGTCTACGAGTGCTTGACAGTCGTTGGGTGGCGTGCTAAGCCAACAACACCAGAGCACATTTAAAGCATCTATACATCATTCACCCTATATTTTTTAATACATTACTTTTCCACAGGTTTTTCCACAACCTTTTCCGCAACTGTGGAAAACGTAACACCTAATAGTCTTTCATTAGGGTGTAAACCTTTAACTACATCAACAGCATCATCATAGTCAATAGCATCAGCTACAGAGTGATAGCGTACACATTTAAATTCATCATCCCATGTTTGTACTTGATACATTGTTCTTCTCTTCCTTTACTGTTTTGTAGTATAGTTTATAGTAGCGTTGCTTCATCTCTGTGATGATTTTGTTATCATCATCAAATGCCATGTATTTGGTTAGTTGATAGCAACCTTCTAGTTCTGATATTAAACGTAGTATGTTAATAGATGATGGTTCTAGTCCACCATGAGACCATTTACTTCTTGACACCCC